TTGGCGGTCGGGGATTAGTCCTCGACCAGCCAAAACTCCCCTTTCATCAGCTCTGACATACCATTTTCCGTGAAGGTAGCGGTTATCTTCTCGCAGATATACCGCTGACCATGGATGATGAACAGCGAACGAACATTCGGGATATCTTTCGCAAGGAACTTGAACTTGTATTTCTTATTGGATGCTATACGGTGCGTACTGGCATTTGATCCGAACAAGTTAGAGCGCAGGCGCATACTCAAGCCTGTCAGCTCAAAGTCCATTTCACGCGGGTACGTCAGCACATTGTCAATCACCGGAAACAGTAACTTCCCGCGCATAGCATTATGGGTGCTACCCGTCCAGAAGCCCATATACAACTTGTCAAAGTACTCTACCGACCTTTCACTTTCGCCTGCCGATAACTTCTTATCGGCATAGTCCCATGGTATCGTATTATTGGCACCGTTCAGGTACTCGCCACATTCCAAGAAGAAGGCATTGCCTTTGAATTGACCATCAGCGTATGCTTCATCGATCCATACCGGCACAATCTTCATTTCAATCGTCTCTGCATTCTCATCGACGATAGAGTCACCAAACATATTGACCGGCTCCAAAGTGTTCAGATAGCGGGTATTACCGGACAAATTGGCAGGCTGATTAGGGTCAGCCAAATACGAGCCATAGTTGCGCAATACAAAGTAAGTATCTTCATTCCGGCAATAATATAGAAAGCTTGGACTCCAGCCGTTGTATTCTTCCTGCACATAGTCCGCTGCGCCTCTCATCTCCACATAGAGACGCTGCGCCCCATTAACCTCTTTGTAGAATTTGCCATGATTATACGTTCCCAAGCTATAGGACAAAATAACGTCCTGCGTTTTCATCATGTCAACGAACCATTTGCAGGAATAGTATTTCCATTTCCGGTGGTTACACTCTGCAAATTTGAGGTTGACGTATTCCCTGTATTTACAAGAACCAGCATCCTCCACGGTTGAGGAGAACTCGTCCACGATGTTCGTTAACTCAACTGTACCAGCCGAAGCAATCGCTTCCGTCGAGAAGCGGAACGATATATGCTTCGTAACATGATCGATGTCGAACTCTCCATTGAGGAAATATTCCAATTGCTCAAACAGCTCTGTGAGCGTCCAGTGCGGCAAAGCCGTTGCCCAGTTGAAACACTTCCACGCATATGGGAGCGTATTGCATACGACAAGGTAGCGATATTGACTATCCATCAGCTTTGAGAAATCATACGAATAGCCGACCGCGTTGCAGATCTGCTCTAGGAGATAAATGAGATACGGCTGGAACGACAGTCCACGCGTATCGTAATACCACGACGTAGGCCAGTTGTCTGTATCGTTGGTGCGGTTCTGAAGGTTGCCGGTGGAGTTATTGACCCACGGCAAAGCAAGATAATTAAGCCCATTACTTATGCTATGCGCTATGTGCGAATTAGCAGGAAATGAGGACGGCGAAGTGTCTGGATAGCCAAGGCTCATTTCATTGATATAGATGATATCGAAATCGTCGGCATAGTTCGAGACGGACTTGCCTTCAAGGAACTGCGTCTTTACCTCAATATCGCTTATCTCCGTGATAGTGATAGAGCCGTGACGATAGAATAATCCATTCCTGATTTCACAGTCAAAAAGCAGTTTCTGCGCCACTACGTCCTTGCGGTTTATATGCCCGAAAATAGCTAAGTTTTCAGGACATCCGGCAAGAGGGAACGTAATCGACAAGGAATAACTGTCAGCACCGGAGAAATACCGATTTTCGCTAACGAAATCGAACGATGTGCCTTTCTTGAGCACGGCTAATTTATTGTCCACATATATCTCCATTATCTTCTTGATTTAGGGGTTTTGTTACGCATTAACTGTTCATATTCATCTTGGGCTTTCTTGATGCCCGTGTCACCGGTAACGGTGTTCACAGTCACAAACGGCTCATGCAACCGTACATTCATTTCGTTGACGGAGCGTGATAAGGCTTGCGACGCGGCAGCGACTGCAAGCAGTTCGCCATTAGAGGATGCCTGTGCCATTCGTTGGGGAGCCGTGATAGACTGCGAAACATCCGAAGCAGACAAGCGCCCGATGGTGTTGGTACGCTGGGCATAATCGAGTGTTTCAATCATAGCCCGTGCTTGGGGATTGCGGAGCAAGTCTTGACTTGCTACCCATTCCCCTGCATGGACGATACCGGCAGGTTCGTCCTTGCGTCCGGGTTTGGTGAAGCCTCCTTCCATATAGCCCTGCGCCTCGGACGCCTGTTGTTGCTTCTTGATGGAAGCAATCTGAATAGCTCCAGCGGCTACAGCCATAGCAGCTGCTATAGGTGCCATGATGAAGCCGACCATCGGAATTGCAGCAGCCGAGGAGTAAGCAGAGATAGCAGACATGGCTGTTTGTGCCACGGCTTGCAGGACCTGCATGGCAAACATCTTCCTGTTTGCTTCCTGCTTAGCCTTACCTATCTCCGCTTGCTTCTGCTGCTCCAGAGCGACCTCTTGCGACTTATTTCCCTCCGCATACGAGATTTCCCGGTCATACTTCCTTTCTATCTGAGCCGTTTGGATATCCAATTCGGCTTGGATGATTTCCGACAAGCCGGAGAAGATGGCTCCCATCTGATTTACGATCGTTGAGAACGATTCGGTCATGGCTTTGCCTGCATCGGACTCCAGCCATGCGATGCTATCGTCAATGGCTCCCCGGAAGGACTTTTTAAGTTCCTTCGCTTCACGCTTGTTATACTTGCGTGCTAACTGATACTTGGCTTCGTAGAAAGCGCGTTCAACGCGTAGCCTATCACGTTTACTGTCACCGGCAGCCTTCAGCATCTGCCTATATACCAACTCCAGGTTCTGCATGTCCCGTTGGTAGGACTCGTCGTCCGTAATGCGGAAGCCTTTGGTGAAATACGCTTGGCGCATTTTCTCCTGCGCTTGCCGGGCTTCCTGCAAGTGCTTCTGTTGGTATTTGAGCGATGTATCGTGATAGTGTTTCTCTGCGCGTAGCTTCTCTTTGGATCCGTCCTCATACAGACTTGCCACTTTGCGCAAGTGCTCCAGTTCAGCCAACTCGATTGCATTCTGGTACTGACGTGCGGAGAGTTCCCCATCCATATACCTTTGCTGAAGAATAGCCATCACTTCTTTATAAGCCACTTCCTCCTGCTGCACCGTCCCCTCAATGGCATTCTGGCGCTGCTTCTTGAGTGCTTCCTGATAAGCAGCTTCAATGGTCACTTCCTCGTTACCGACCAAGTCCTTGTGCAACAACTTGCGCCTATTATACTCGACCTCAATCTCTAACATCCGGGCATTGTATTGCTCGTAGTCAGCCGTGCCTTTGGCATAGGCTATGCGATTGAGCGCCTGCTCGCGCTCGCGCCAATCATCCTCTTTTTGGAACTTGTTCCCCTTACCAGCCTTTTTGTCATCTGCACCGTCAGGTAATTGCCCATCTCCAGATGGTTTTGTTTTTGTCGGCTCGGGCATGTCAATGCTGATACCGCTTGCCACGTCCTCCAGTTCTTGCCATTGTTTCTTCAGCGAACGAATTTGGTGGTTGTTTTTCGCAATAATGGAATTCATTTCACGTATCTCCTGCGACATTTTTTTCTTTTTCGCATCGTCACCACTTTCTGCCGCTCGCTTTGCATCCTCAATAACCCGTTTGAATGCTTCATTCTGCTGTTCCAGACGCTTGATATTATCCTCAATGGGTATCTGTTGAGTGGCAATATCTTCCAACTTTTCTTGATTCATCTTCATGCGGATGGACTGCTTGAGCGAAACAAGGTAATTGTCGAGTGCATCTTTATTGTCATTGATTAACTTTCCCTCGTCTGTAAGCGAAGCATGATAGTCAGGAACAATCTCTTGCAGGCGTTTTAGCGCCTCACGACGTTTCTCCAACGAGAGATTGCTATTGTTTACCACTTTCGTTAGACTGGTTACTGTAGCTGCTTGCTTGGCATATTCTTCATCTACTGCCTTGTTATGGTCATCAATCTGCTTTTGAATACGCAACTGCCTTTCCTGTTCTGCCGTGAGTTTCTTTTGCTCATTGGCGGCATCTTTACTGTTCTTGAATATGGAATAAAGTGCTACGCCAACTCCCACAATTGCACCAGCCACCAATCCCCAAGGGTTCATCATCATGGTTGCGTTCAGCAGCTTCATTGCTGCGTTTGCCCGGACGACGTTGCCGGTCATCCGGTTATAAGCGACGGACGCCGCAAGAACAGCCACCTTGTGCACATGCAGCGCAGCCGTTTTTATGGCTATAAATGCTGCGTGCAGCTTCTCCTTAATCAGTGCGAGATTGACTGCGACGGTATAAGTAGCAACAGCGGCAGCAAGGGAAAGAATAGCGGTTTTATGCTCCTTGATGAATTTCACCAACTGAAGCATTACGCGCATTGTTGCAGACGTAGTTGAAATGAAGTGCCGCATTACCGGCATCAGTTCCTGACCCAAGGAAATAGCCATCTCTTGAAAGCCTTTGCGAGCTTTGTCCAAACCTGCCTGAACAGTATTGTTCTGCACCTCAAACTCTTTGGTGACGGACGTGGCCTCATCAAAGGCTTTGGCAGCCTCCTGCTGCTCCCAGATAAGCATATCGACGTTACCCGCAAGTGCCGAAATGACCGCGGAAGCGCGAGCGCCGTTCTCACCCATGTCAGCGAACACGGGTGCAAGGACGGACATATCGCCTAACTCGTTCAAGCGGTTGAGCAACATCAATAGTCCCTCATTAGTCGAGTTCTTGAGGGCCGCGTTAAACTTTTCAAGATCCATGCCCGTCGCCGTGGCAATTTTCTCTGTGTTCTTGAAAAGGTTCATGATAAGTTTGGAGAGAGCCGTGGCTGACATTTCAACCTTCTGTCCTTGGGAATCAAGAACAGCGCCAAAGGCCATAACCTGAGGAACGGTCATACCGGCTTGTGCGCCAACACCTGCAAGTCGTTGGCCGAACTGGGCAAGGTATGAAGCTCCAGCCGTGCAGTTCTGCGACAACTCATTGATCACAGAGCCAACAGCGAGGAGCGACCGCTCCGTGCCGAGCCGTTCTTCATCCCCAAATATGGACGTTAGTTTAGAAAGTTGCAATGTCGCCCCATCTCCAAGCTCATCCAACGCTACATTGATTTGGTCAGCCGCCTTTACGAAGCCAAGAACGTCCTCCTCGGAAGATTTACCGAGGCGGCCCGCTTCTTGTGCAAGGCGATTGAGTTCCTCGCGCGGAGAGCGTGTGTCGATCTTCTTAAACTGTTCGTTTAGATGTTCGACCTGCTCAGCGGTCATGCCGGTGTACTTGCGGACAGATGCCATTTCCTGCTCCATTTCAGCATACATCTGCACAGCCTTCTTTCCTGCCATCACAGCGCCCGTCAGGGCAGCGACACCACCGACGGCAACAGTCTGCCACTCTTGCCACTTGCTATTGAACCGCTCCAAGAAGGTTTGCGACTTGGCGAGTTCTCCGTTAACGCGGGCAATCTCCTCCTTTACCAATCGTATTCTCTGCGCTTGTGTAGTCCAGGCATCAGAGCCACGCTCCATATAGTCCAACTGTTTGTTGAGCGTCTGGAGCGTTTTCTGCAACTCCTTCGGGGTTGCCTTATCAAGACGACGGAGGACGTTATCGACCTGCATGGTGGATGACTCCATTTCCTTAATCTGACGATTGGTGTCCCGGAGTTCTTTCCGGAGTTTTTGCAGTGTGAGTTTGTCACCCGCTGCAGCTGCCCGGGCTATCTGTTCAGATAGTTCGAGGGCGTGCTTCTTCAGGTTGGCGAGCGTCTCGGCTGCCTGTTGTCCG